AGAGATAAAATCTAAAAAGTGATATCTCTCAGCTTCTACCCAAGCTTTATTTGAAAAGGTTAGGTCAAACTGGGCAATCATTCCTGTAAGGAACTGATCATGACCGCTCCCAGCAGGAGTATGAGCAAGTTGAATCGCTCTTTTACCAGGGAATTCAGGAGTATCTCTAATCTCTTCCTTTATATTTTCTGGTGTTTCTAGCCTCATTGGATAACCTGAAGCTATGATGGAATCTTCTATTCCGTGTGTTGTTACATTACTTATTCTTGGCATTGTGAAAAAGGGGATTCAATTAAAAAATCACGAGAATATATAACATTTTTCTTATATCTTTTTAAACAAAGTTTGCAAGAAATAAAAAATCTAATCTTATTTCTCTATCTTCTCAATTCCTCGAAGATAGAGAATACGCCCCTTATTGCTAGACTTTTCTCCATCAGCAAGATAACTAGTCCTTGTGAGTTGTTTCTTAATGGTATAAACATCCTAAAAAGAACATAGCATACCAACTCCAAGCACTCGATTATTTAAGCGTTTTTTTAATTTCTTTTTTTATCTACAGAAATTGTGACCGTTTCTTATATTCTGTAGAGCCTGTTTCTTCATCTATCTCAACCTTTCAAGTAAGTTCTCTGACAATAGTGTTGTAAAAAAGAGGATACTTCCTTTCACCACAGCACTGTCATATATCTCAGATAGTACTGTGTAAGCCCTCGTTAATTCTCGTTAGGCTTGCAACACTCAGTATTGAACATACGAAAAAGCCTATTTCTACTAAGAAATAGGCTAGCATAATGACTTCTTCAAATTGCCCTGACCCGGAGTCGAACCGGGGTTACAATATGTTCAGTACACTTCCGCTTTTTCTTGGTTGGTTGCTTAAATTAACAGTGGGAATTTTAAATAAAAAAAACAAAAAATCAAGTCATTTTTAAAGAAACTTGATTTTTTAGTTCTCAATTGAGGTTTAGAAGCCTCAAAAAACTTTTGCATGAGCCTCCTTGAGCTGGTTATTTGTAATATGTGTGTATCTTTGGGTAGTAATAATTGATGAATGCCCTAGCATTTCTTGTACAACTCTAATGTTCGCTCAGTTATTGAGGAGCTGGGTCGCATAGGAGTGGCGGAACATATGACAGGTAATTCTTTTTCCAAAATTTAGTTGGTCACTGTATTTTTGCATAATTCATACAATCGTTGATTTACTTAATCAATGACCAAACCCATAATCATCATGACGGATAAAAAGCAAAGATCAGTCACCTTGCATTTTTCTTGTATGCCCAGATCGGAGAGAGACAATATTGCGTTCTCCTCTAAATTTAACATACTCTGAAGCCAGATTTTGGATCTCTTTTGTGATGTAAATTGGTCTAATTTTGTCCCCTTTCCCTACTATAGAGATCTCACGACTCTCTCATAGAATGTCCTTAACCTTGATCGATAATAATTCAGAGAGTCTCATTCATGATATAAAAGCAAGCTTGCAGAATAAGAGATTTCTGAGTCTGTTTTCTTCATTCTTTTCATTTTTTTCGATATGCTCAAAGAGCTGGGACAATTCCTCCTTAGTTAGATACTCCATCTGAGGAAGATGTACTCTAGGGATCTCAATCTTCAGATAATTAATTCAAACATCATGCCTAAAATTGAGAAACTTGAAGAATTTTTTGATGGAGATAATTTTTGATTGAACGGTTTTCTCTGATAAAAATTTGTTTTTACCGTAGTATCTTGAGGTTTTTTGTGTTGGTGTTTTGCGTAAAAGTTCGAGATATTCATAGATATTTTGGGTTGTTATTTCTTCAATAAGATTTAGTTTTTTTGCCCTGCAAAAACGCCAGAAAAGGACAAGATGAGACTTAAGACTGAAAACGGTTGTCTGTTTTTGACCTAGTGCTAAAAAATGCGTAGCACAGTCGTCAATTAAGCTTTTTTCAAATTTCATTAGATAGAATAGAAGATAAAAACTGAGTGTTGCAGAATTATCTTCATATGTAGTAAAATATTGTACCCAAAAGAACAAAAAAAGTCAAAAAATCAGATTTTTTTCTCTTTTTTAGCTTGAAAACAGCAAAGAAAAGAATAAAATCACACCGAACATACGGAAAAAACAACACTCAGTATTTTATATACTGAGCATTTTCCGTTATGAAGAAAACACCAATAAAAAAGATATGAAGAAAGAGAAGAGAAAGGATCGCTAATGGTGGATCTGAATCTTCTCTTTTTTTGAAAATCTTGAAAAAGAGACAAAAGACTGACCTCACAGGTCGCCCAATCACCATAGAAGATGCAAGAAGCTACCAGTTTGCTCATATTCTCCCCAAGGGAATGTTCCCTGAATACAGACTTAATCCAGACAATATTGTTCTCGTGGACTCTATCGAGCAACACGAGCGAGTTGATAAAACAGTAGCAGGGAGCAAGGAATTTTTCCGCTCTTGTGTGGAAAAAGGCACAGCAAGGAAAATTCTTGCTCAAATCTGGAATCATCCAATCCTTTATCCCCTAAGGGAACAGTGACTAATTTAGTTTTATATATTCCAATAATATCATGCACAATACAAAGCCCAAAGTATGAATCTGCCCTCAGTGCTGAACAGGTCTTCCGCCACGGTATAAGGGTAAGCTATGCCTAGACTGTACGGATGCAGAGGCTAAGAAGATGAAGGTCAAGAGGATCAACATTTCGCAGAAGAAAAAACCGAAATCTAAATGAAAAACTAGATCATAGGTCAGATTTATTTATTTTTTTCAAAGCAATGCTCCAAAATATTCTAGTAGACCAACTCATTCCCTACGAGAGGAATAACAAAATACATACAGAAGAGCAAGTAAAGAAAATCGCAAAAAGCATCAAAGAACTCTGATTTAGAGCTCCGATTATCGTAGATGAAAATCGAGTGATCCTTGCAGGACACGGTAGATTAGCAGCTGCACAAAAACTGAAGCTGGAAGAAGTCCCTGTAATCCAATACACGGACTTAACAGAAGAGCAAAAAAAGAAATACAGACTCCTCGATAATAGACTCTCTGACCTTAGCGAGTATGATTTGGACAATCTGAAACTAGAACTCCAAGAGCTGAACGATGAGCGAATGAATGATCTCTTTTCTGAATTTGATCTCAAGCTCGAGGAGGAAGAATGGAACGAGGAGATAGAAGATGAAGCACCCGCAGTCCAACCAGACCCAATCGTTCAAGAATGAGATATTTTTGAACTAGAAGGTAAAAACGGAAAGCACTATCTCATCTGTGGAGATAGCACAAAATCAGAGACCTACACCAAACTCACCGAATTAGCAGGTAAAAAAGCTGACCTTCTCTTCACTGATCCACCGTATAATGTAAATTACAAAGGACAAGGTAAAAAGACCAGCAACGGAATCCTGAACGACCGTATGAGTGATCAGAATTTTTTATTTTTTTTACAAGATACTTTTCATGCAATCACAACAGCACTCAAATCAACTGCTCCACTTTATGTCTTCCATGCAAGTAAAACTCAAAGAGAGTTTCAGAATGCTATGGAAGAGAATGGTATCGAGATCATCTCGCAACTCATCTGGAACAAGCCCAGTATCAATCACATCGGTGCGAATTACAAATCCAAACACGAACCCTTCTTCTATGCTAGGATGAAAGGTGCAGACATACCACGATATGGTAGCGAGATTTATGAGGAAACCGTCCGAGAATCTCCTGACCGAACGCAAAAAACCGAAAAAGAAATCCTCAAAGCTCTCAAGAAAGCAAAGGAAGCAGAAAAGGAGGGATATACAACCATCTGGAGCCAAAAAAGGCATCCAGTTCAAGACTACGAACACCCTACGCAGAAGCCAGTAGAGCTTGTAGAACGTGCAATCCTCAATTCGAGTAGAGAATGAGAAGTTGTCCTAGAACCATTTGCTGGTAGTTGAACAACGCTGATAGCAGCTGAAAAGGCAGGAAGACTGAGTCTCAACATTGAGCTGGATCCAAAGTATGTGGAAGTAATCCTCAAAAGATTTAAGAGGATCACAAAAGGAAAAGTGACCTGTATAAATAGAGATGACCTCAATCTAAATCAGATTTTTTAATCTTTTTACCATGATTGCTATGCAACAGACCAAACAATCCCATAGCGACAATCCCATAGCGACAATCCCGTTCAAAAAATGAGAGATTGTGCTTGTTATAGACTGAATCCACAAAGGAAAGGAAGCAGAAATTTTTGATATAGATATTGCATATTGAGCTGTTCATTTTTGGGTTATTATTGGAGGCTGTTTCTCTGAATGTATCCCAATAGATTTTTTATCAAAAAAACCTGAAGATCATGGCGAAGCAGACAAAAAACCTGACCTCCACAAGTAAAACAAGGCAAAAAGCAATAAAAAACAAGGAAACTGAAGAGAAAAATAAAGGTGGGCGTCCGAGCAAATTCACTGAGGAGGTTGTCAGAAAACTCGAGGAGGCTTTTCGCTGTGCTTGAAGTGATACTGATGCCTGTGCTTATGCAGGAATTAGCAGGGAGACTTATTACGATTGGATTAACCCTGAGAGGAAGTTTTCTGACAATTTTACTCAGGAAATGCAAGAAGATTTTATCAGCAGAATAAATGCTGCAAAGGTTTTCCCAAAAATCTGATGTAAAAAGACACTTATTCACGCAGGAATAAAAGGCGACCGAAGGGCAGCAATTGAATATCTCAAAAGGACTGATCCTGACTTTAAGGATAAACAAGAAACCACACTCAAAGGAGATGCAGAGAACCCAGTTCAGATTTTTATTCCTGATAACTGAAGATGACCGAAAAAATAGCAATCAGACCTCAGGAGTGATTTCAGATGAAATTTCTTTCTTGCCCTGCAGATATTGTCGTAGGTGGAGGAAAGGCTGGTGCTGGAAAGACTTTTGCGATATTGATGGATCCTCTTAGATACCTTACCACCGTTCCTTGATTTGGAGGGGTAATTTTCCGTAGGGAAACTCCACAGATTACGAATGAATGAGGTCTCCGAGATACGGCAATGAGCTTTTATCCGTTTGCATGAGGCGATCCAAAGAGACACGATCTTTCTCGAGAGTTTGGGAATGGGAATAAGATTAAATTTACCCACTTGGAGCAGGAGAAAGACATCTTCAAGCGACAAGGAACCAATGTGCCGTTCATTGGATTTGATGAATTGACACACTTTACAAAGAAGCAGTTTTTTTATCTTCTCTCAAGAAATCGTTCAACTTGTGGAGTAAGACCGTATATCAGAGCGACTTGCAACCCTGACCCTGATAGTTGGGTTAAGGAGCTTATCGAATGGCGAGTAGATCCTGAGACTGGCTATATCATCAAGGAAAGGGACGGTGTGATTAGATATTTTACAGTAGATAATAGTAATATCGTGCGAGGAGACACGAGAGAAGAAGTAGTAAAAAAATGTCCTCATATTTTTAGCCCTGAGGTATTAGCTAAAGGAGAAATTGAGGATCTTGTCAAGTCGTTCACTTTCATTGAGGGAGATATTTACGAGAACGAAGCACTTTTGGAAAAAGATCCTGCCTATCTCGCCAACCTCCTCGCTCAGGACGAGGAAGAAAAGAGTAAGCTTCTAGATGGAAACTGGAATATTTCCATTGATAATAGTTGTATTTATGAGCATCATGCATTGGAAGATTTATTTTCCAATTATGTAGAGGAATCTGAAGACTACTATATCACTTGCGATGTGGCTAGATTTGGAAGGGATTTAGCCGTGATATTCCTCCGAAAGGGACGGCAATGCTCCGCAATCCGTATCCGAACTAAGTCAGCAATGACTACACTTCACGAGAGCATAGAGCAACTTAGAGCAGAATATAAAGTTCAAAAATCAAGAGTGCTTGTAGATCAAGACTGAATTGGTGGAGGGCTGGTAGATATGGGAGGGTATGTCTGATTTTCAGGATGAGCTTCAGTATTAGAAGACCCAAATACAAAGATTAAAGAGAACTATGCAAACCTCAAGACGCAGTGCTATTACCGCACTGCCTACAGGACCAATGAGGGGAAGGTTTCAATTTCACTCGATAATGTGCAAGTAGATGGAGTCAGGAGAGATTATGTCATTGTAGGAGGGAAAACCTACAAAATCAAAGACCTCCTCAAAAAGCAGCTTAGAGCAATCAAGAGGAAAAATGCAGATAAAGACTGAAAAAAACAGATAAACGGGAAGGAAGAGCAGAAAAACCTTCTCTCTGGAATGTCTCCTGATCTTGCTGATACTTTTATGATGAGAGAGTACTTCGAGTTTGAAAAAAAGAGAAATAGGATTTTATTTATAAAAAAGAAATAAAAAGTCCGCAAAGCGGTTTTAACTTTTATATTAAAAGATTAAAATGCTGATCAATGAAATTAAGAGATACATCAGAAAGAAAAGTCTCTCCCAACTTAGCAAGGAGACAAAGATTGCGAGAAATACTTTTTATTCACTCCTCAGAGGGTGAAGAGTACAAAAAGAAACCTTAGACCATCTTTACCGTTTTTTTTGACTAGCAATAGATAGCTATTACATCGAAACCCTACAAAAACGGCACGAGAAATCTGAATACTTACCAGGACAAGCAGTAAAATTGATTAGGATTTCTATTTTTGGGATGAATTTCAAGGAGTTCGCTGATAAAATGGGCGTAAGCGAAAGAACGCTTAGAAGAATAGAAAGCGGAGGGAATAAGCAAGGGTTAGATATAGAGTTTTTTGAAAAACTCTATCATGAACTTGTCCTTGAGAATGAACAATTGAAAGAGGAACATTAAGACGAAAATCTGACTTTTATTTTTTTCTGCACAAATGAAGGTATTAAAAATTAAGTCTCCAGCTCCTGGAGCAAATAGAACTCTTATCAAAAAAATCCAAAAAGGGATTTCTAACCAAGTGAAAGAGAATGATTGGTATACGAGCTATTCTCAGGATTTCTCCGTATATGACAAGGTCTATGACTGAAGTTATATCGTTGCTGGTATCGTAGATAAAATCACCCTTGGAATCAATAGCGGACGAGATATTGAGGATCCAGTTCTCAAAGAAGCCGTAAATATTGTAAGAATTGGATTTATCGCAAAATCTCTCGCTAAATACGGAAATGCTTTTTTGGAAATCTCAAGGAATAAAAAAGGAGAAATTCAGGCAATCTACCCCGTAGCAGCTAAAAGCATTAAACAGATCAAAGGTGGTGGATTTGTGCAAGAAAACGGGACTGAAAAGAGCTTTTTCAACGCTTTCACCCCTTTTGATCAATGGGCGGAAAAGGTTGCAATTCACGCTACAAGTGGAGCTTGAGATTGGGAACTTAGATATAATGCTCAAGAAAAAAGCTGTGGGTTTAATCCAAATCTAACGGAAATTTTACATATTAAGCTAGAGGAAAGTGACGATATAAGATGGGGAAAGAGTCTTTTTTATCCTGTATTGATGCAAGTTCTTATCCTTAAGCAGATTGACCAATACTATACGGGGTATTTTGATAATGGGCTTATTCAGCAAAAAATTCTAAATGATGAAAGCGGAATGACTGCAGAAGAAGACCTAGAAGCTCTCAAGGAACGATTTATGCAAGAAGCAAAAGGAGTAGAAAACGCCCACTCAACAATGATTTTTCCTTGAAAAATATCAGTAACGAATCTCTCTGATGAAATCAATACGGAAGCTTTCCTAAATTATAGGCAACACCTCCAGAAGTCAATTGCTATGAGATTTCAAATTCCTTATGATCTATTAGACACTACCGATAGCAATAAAGCAAGTTCGACCACTGCACTCTCTGCATTCTATAAAAATACAGTATTCCCTTTACAAGAGCTAATTTTAGAGTCAATCCATAAGCTTTTTGGAGATGATCAAAGATATACAAGCAAAGTAGAAGAAATCCAACTCAAAAAAGTGGATACTAAAGAGCGGAAAACTGACGCTGAAACGGTAAAAATTCTGACTGCAACTGGTTGTTTTACTAAAAATGAGATCAGAAAGTTTATGAACTATGATGAACTTCCGGTAGGTGGAGATGAAATAGCAACAGGAGTCGGAGGGGCAAATTTTACCCTTGGACAAGACGATATTGAAAAAATCAATAAACTTTCAGCCTCTATCAAAAGCGACTATGAAGCTCAATAGCATATTAAAAATCACAACGGAAAAAGTCCTCAAGGTCAAAATGGAAGAAGAAACTAAATTCCAAGTCTATGACCTTGGAGGAGAAGAACTTCTCGTGCCTCATAGTGAGCTCAGAGAAGTTTTTGAGGAATTACGAGAACTACAGTACAAAAGGGCTTGGAATTATGTAGAAGAGCTTCCTGAATTTAAGATAACCAAACTTTCTCAAGAGGAGATTTTCCAGCTTGGAGAAGAAGAACTCGCAAAATATACACTCAAGGCTGAAACCACACTCACTAAAGCTTATAGCATTTGAATGATCCAACAAGACAAGGTGTGAGGTGCTTTTGGGTTGAGCTTTGCGGTAGATAATCAGCACGCAAAAGATCGAGCCGCTCAACATGCAGGAGAGATGATCAGTGGAATCAATGAGACCACAAAAAAAGAGATCAATGGACTCCTCAATCAGGCTTTCAATAACCAACTCAGTAAAAAAGAACTCCTAGAAAAGCTTCAGACTTCTTTTGCTTTTTCTAAGTATAGGGCTAACATGATCGCCAATAATGAAGTAGGAACAGCCTATATTCAAGGAACTGTGAAACAACACCAAGAACTCATGAAGAGAACAGGAATTGAGGGGCGAAAATATCGACAAACCAGTAATGATGAGAAAGTGAGCGATATCTGTATGGATAACCAAAATCAAGATTGGATTCCTTTCAATCAAGATTTCTTTTCTGGACACTTTTGTCCGCTTGGGCATGTGAACTGCAGATGTAAGCTTAGAGTTCGTCCATTTAAGCCGTGAGAGCTTCCTGATGGGATATTGGATTATAGCAAATATCGAGCATGGAACGGACTTCCTGAGAATTATGATCAGCTTTCTAATAATGTTTTGCCTCCAAATTTTTGGAAGGCTGGAGTCCTACCGAAATATCAGCTGAGTGGGAATGATTTCAGTTCATTCAATCCAGCAAAGAATACCCTCACCCTAGGTCGAGAGAAGTGAAGTCTGAATCAGAAAATAGATGAGCTCCACGAGGCTGGACACTGGCTACATTACAAAGCTATCATGCAAAGCCCTACCATGCAAAAAAGACGAGAAGAAATCCAAGGGATTATGCTTAAAGAAATTGATGATCAAATAGATGTGATCAAAAAATGGAACGGGCAAAGCTTTGAGTGGATCAAGACCGCATATCAAGGAAAGGTAAAGGAATATGTGCATTACTATCGATATGAGCAAACTATATGAATTGCAGGAAAGGCGCAAACAACTATTGAACTTTCGCAAAGACTTGAGCTTGACTCTTTGGTAGTTTTAGATATGATAGATTGAATAAAAAAAGGGGAAATGAACTATGAAACCCACGAAAAGAGTTATCTAGAGAAGCATGGAGAAAAAGAGGCAGTAGCCAATATGAATGTGATAGCCCATACCAAGAATAAAGTCTTTGAGGAGTATTTTCCTCAAACCCTTAAAGCAATCAAACAATTTTATTCTGACCTATACGAATGACTCAAGTATTAGCAAATGGAGTCCTCCAGCGACGATACAAAAGGAAGTATCAAGTAGATACGAGCGGACTTGGCTGTGTGATTTTTAGAAAACGAGGAGAAGAGGCAAGAATGGAAACACTTCTCAATGCTCGCTGAAGAGCAATTATTATGAAGGATATGAGAACTGAAGAAGAGATCGAAGATGAGGTTTCTCCAAGTATGTGGTCTTATCGCCCTGAGTATGTTTGAGAAGAAGACCCCAACCGAGACGAAGAATTGTTTATTCAAGAAGCTCTTGATCATCAAGAAGAATTCCTTCAAGAATAATTTGACCTTGAGATTGAACACCTCCTGAGCTATAAGGAGGTGTTTTATTATTTGGCTGAAAAAAATGGAGTTTAGGAATATAAAAAAGATAGAAAGTCAGAATACTGCTCTCTTTATTGCTCTTGTGCCTGATGAAGTAGATCTCAATGGGGATAAAATCTCAGCTGAAGAAATAAAAAAAGCGGCGTATGAATTTATGAAAAATCTTCAAGAGAAGGCGGTGAATATTGATCACGAAGAGAAAACTGATATTGAAACCGCTCACTTTGTAGAAAGTTATCTAACACTCGTAGATATGGAGCGGAATGGAGATACAATACCTCAATGAACTTGGATCGTAGGGATTCAATTTGATGAAGATACCTTCCAAAAAGTTCAAGAGGGTGACTTTATCTGAATTTCCATAGAATGAAAGGGACAATATACCTAGTCAGACTTTATTCTTTTTTGAAAAATAGCATGAAAAACTTGATCAATTTGATTGTAGATAAAATCTCTATTGTAAGCAAAGATAAAACTCCAGCTGTCCCAAAAGCAAACAGTGAATTCTTTTCTGTACTTAAAATTAAGCAAGGGTGGAGCAAGGAACAACTTGAGCTCCTTGAAAAAATAAAGAAAACTTATCAAAAAAATCAAGATACTGAATAGTATGAATTGACCTTGAGATTGAACACTTCTTTACTTGTAATTCAAAGTGATGATTAACATCAATACTTTCATCTACCAACAATTGTCTGGGACTCCAAGCATCGCAACCCAAGCAAAGCAGATCAAACCTGTTGTAGCAGAGGAAGGGAAATGAGATCCCGCACTCATCTACACTAGAATTGCAGAGCATCGCAAGGGAATCGCAAGGATTGGAATATATCAGATTTCTGCTTGGTCTGAGCAATTATGGAAAGCAGAGGCTTTGATTGATGAGGTTATTAAGCACTTCAGTGGTCTAAAAATTCCTCCTATTAGACACTGTAGCTTAATGAGTCTTGACCAATCCTATTATAGTGAAAAAAGAATGCATGGAGTTCATGCAACACTAAGATTTAAGTTAGTAGATGAAAACTTTTAACCTTTATAGTAAATACCATGGGAAAACCAGAAGTTCGTTATGATGATCAGTCAGTGAGAATGGGATCTGTAGATTTTTTTGCAGATTTTGGAGATGGATATATTAATCTCGGAGCTCTCAATGACGCAAAGCTTGTAGTGACAAGAAAGACCAAAAAACTAAAGTGGAGTAATCGTGAACAGGCTCCTAGGACAAGAATTACTGAAGCCAAATTTTCAGCAAAGCTTTTCCAAATTAAGTTTGATGTTTTGAGTCAGATTGATGGACTCGGAGAAGTAAGTAAAGTAGCGGGGACAAAGCAGACCGATACTTTCGTTCTTAATGCCGGAGAGGCAGTAGCAGGAAAAGCTGTCATCCTTCCTCATAAAAATGCTAATGACACAAATGTAACTATCAAGACCGTAACTTATGACAAAGACGGTGCAAATACTGCTTGGAGTGCAAACACCCATTATTCTCTCGTAAATATTGACGGAGATACAGGAATTGTCTTCAAAAATGCAGTAGATAAAAAAGTGGAGATTGTATACGAATATACGCCAAATGCAGTCAAAAAGATCGTCTATAAAAATATTATGAAGTCTCAGAAACTTTCAAGATTTAAGTTCGTAAATACGAATGAATATGGAAAGAATCTTACTATTGAATTCCCTAAGGGATATCAATCAGGAGAGGCTCTAGAATTAAACTTCTTGAATGACGATGACAATGAGGAAGGTATTGGAGTAGATGTAGAAGTAACTGCATTTCCGCTTGTAGATGGAACGGTCCTCAATATTATTGACGAGCAAGATCCTGAATAGCATTCTCTGTTCTTACATAAAAAAGACTGACTCTGTATAGAGTTAGTTTTTTCTTGACTTTTTTGTAAAAAATCCTATATACAGAAAAGACCAAACTAAAAAACCCAAGAGAAAGAAAACCACCTATGGCACTTTCTCTTTTGGGGATTGTTTGGTCACAATGTGTTATAGGTGGTTTTTTAGATTGTAAAGTTTTGAGATGAAAAAAATTGCAATGATACTAGTTTTATCATTATCGGTTTTGTTATTTGGGTGTAGACAATCTGCAGAAGTAGGAGAAACTCAAATTATAAGCTGAGCGGTTGTGAGGAATGTAAAATGGGGGATGACTAAAGATGAGGTTATAAAGGCAGAAAAATTAGATAAAAATATTGCAGAAGAAAGGGAAGACAACCTATCTTGGATACAAAGTACTGCAGATTTAGCATGAAGAGAGGCTGTAATTTGATATGTTTTTTTGGATGGCAAGCTAGAAAGAGTCTATTATATTGTAGATAAAAATATTTGATTCTGAGAGTATTGATATTTAAGAAGAGCCCTTGGAGAGAAATATGGGGTGGGTGATATTCCTGAAGAAGAATGTTCTAAAATCTCTTCTCAATTAAAAGAAGTTCAAGACAAAAATATTGATAATAAAGAAAAACTAAAAGAGCTTAAAGCACTTCAAGACAAAATAAAGGAGTGTTCCCGAGATGAAGATATTCAATATTTTGATGATTCTGTTAGAGGAACCGATATTCACGCCATGAGAAGTACTTATCTTAGTCTTAGGGATATAAGCTACTACCATGGATGGAAAAATAATGGAACGAATATTGATCTTATTTTATCGTCAGGTTTATTTGGGATTGATAAAGTGGTTCTAAGTCTTGAATATACGAGCGACAAACTTGCAAAATATGGGAAAGAAAAAAGACAAAAGGATTTAAACAATAGTATATAAATAATTTGACCTTGAGATTGAACACCTCCTGAACTATAAGGAGGTGTTTTATTTTTTATACTGTAAAAATGACACTAACTAAACTAAAGAACGCAACTAATGTGATGTATAATGGATATCGTCCATGAGCAATTATTGAAGTTGAAAATCCTGAAGCTCTTCTCCTTGCTGGATGGGTAAAACTTGGAGAGGCTGAAGAAAGCAAGGACCTTACACTTGCAGAAATGACGAAAGCAGAACTCATTAAATTTGCAGCTGAAAAAGGAATTGAAATTAAAAATCCTAGCAAGACCACTGCAGATGCTATAAGAGAGATTATCGCAGCGGCTCTTGAAGAAGAACCTGAAAAGAAAGAAATTGATCTTGATACTGCAAGTGATGAAGAACTTAAAGCCTTCGCACAAGAACTTGGAGTAGAGATTGAAGAAGGAGAAGCTAGAGAATCTCTTATTGAAAAAATACAAAAAGCAGCAGAAGAGGCTGATCAAGAATAATTTAGACTGTAAATGCCAAAAATATGGAACTCACTCAGCTCAAAAAGAGGCTCTGAATTGCTGATACTAGCCAAGACGAGAAACTAGAGATAATGCTCAATGATGCAAAAGCAGCGTTAGAGCAACAGCTTGGATACAAAATAGAGCCACATAAAAAGACCGAGTGGATTAGTGTAGGGAAGAGTGCAATGCTCTTCCTTTCTGCACCAATCATTTCGGTAGAAAGTGTAGGTAATTACGAAGTAAAAAGATATCAGAAAAACATTCTCTATCTCGAAGACAAAGTTAAAGGAGAAGTTGAGGTTCACTATACTGCAGGATTTGAGCAAATACCTGAAGCTTTGGAAACCGCCCTTGTGGAACGAGTAAAAGAGGCTCTTAGAATAGAAAAAAACTGAGGAGAATTAGAAATCCAATCCAAGCAGATAGATACGCTTAGAATCTCTTATTTTAGCAGGACTGAGAGCGAAAAAGCCAGTATCGTAAAGCAAACTACTAACCGAAATCAGCTTTTGAAGCCTTTTCGTCTTTTATCTTGTAAGAGAATTTAGTATGTCGCTCCTCAGCTCATTTAAGTCTGATTTTAATAGAAAAATCAGTGTGCGAAAGCAAAAATCTAATACTTTCCCAAATGGAGAAGTAATCAAAGAGCGAACTAAAGATCAAGAGAATATTCCTTGTTTGATTATGCTCAACAATGCAAAATATAATCAAACACTAGGGATTGCAAGTAGACCAAATCAGATGGAGTATTTGAAAGCTTCTCACACCATCAGATTGGAATTCTGACCTCAAATTGAAAAAGGGAATCGTATTGAAGATGATAAAGGGCAAAAATATCAGGTAGAGTTCGTTTATGCAACTCCATGATTTGGCGGAGAGGACGATCATTTACTTCTCTATGTGGAAACGCTCAATGACTAATTTTACCATCAATCCAGCTGGAGTTGAAGCATTGAGAGGAATAATCAAAGATGGACTCTCAGTAGCAGCAGAACAGCTGACTGACGATATCAGGGCTATCGCCCCTCGTGATCCTACAAGACCACCAAAAGACCTTACTAGACCTGTAACAGGGAACTTGAAGAGATCTATTGCCTACGAGGTAAATGATAATCTGGAAGCAAAGATTGGAGTCAATCTCCAGCACGGACTAACAGAGGGCAAAACCCCAATCATGGAATATGCTCGCTATCAAGAGTTTGGGACACCAAACATGCCAGCTCGTAGTTATCTGAGGAAAGGGCTGATAGAAAAATGAAAAGAAGCTTTAGATGTTTTTGCTTTTTATTTAAAGAAAATGTTGAAATAATGACGGTAATTAACCTTGATGAAAACGAAAGAATTGACGAAATTCAAATCCAAGGGGTGAAGTATCTCGCTGGAGATATTCCCCCTTTGCTGGCAATACAAATTCTTAATATAAAAACCAGTTTTATTTCTCGTTTTTTGGGTATGAGTACTGAAAAACAACGAGAACCAATCATTAAGGAATATCTTTCCATTAAAAATGAAAAAGTAGAAATGAGATACTGGACGAAAAATCATATTCAAAGCATGATTCTTTACATCAATAAAAGACTTCATGAAGAGTATGAGAGCGGTGCTGAACTATAAAGCACGAGGAAAAGAGTTCAAAGTCTGAGCTTTGCTTTGGGGAGATTTTTTACTGCTGAACGAAGATCCGCAAGCTGGGTATCTGAAGATTATTTCAGAATTCAATAAAGAGCCTCCTCAGCTCAACAAAAGGCAAATGGAGGTTTTTTTAGCTTCTCTTGTGAGCAATAAAGGTCTCAAGAAAGAGCAGAAAAAAAAGGAAGTTGATTTTGGACAATTCCTTCTCATTGAGGGGGCATTGATGCACTACCTCCACCAAGGCCGTGAAACAATCAGAAGCTGGACTTTGGAATATGTGATGGAGATGATGGAACTTTTACCGGCGATTACAGGACAAAATAGTTATGACGAAGTCAAAAATAAGGATAAACCAGATAAAAAGGCTCTAAAAAACCTCAAAAAAGATTTGGAAAGATAATTTGACCTTGAGATTGAACAGTTTTTTGGATGTAAGCATAATGTATTTATTTTTTATACTACAAAATATGAAGGAAAAAATCGCTAAACTAGCGGATTTGAACTCACAACTCATCACTAAGATTCAGGAAGATAATAAGGAGGAAGTCTTGAAGATTAGTGAACAGATTGCGGAAGTTTATAAGGAGCTAGAAACTGAAGTAGATGAAACTGACTCAAAAAAAGAGGAAGTAGAAAAAACTGCAGATACTGTTGAAGAGGTTAAAAAGTCTGTCAATGCAATGCAAGAGCAAATCACAAAGTATGCTGATTTGTTTGTATCTGCAGATAGCATAGCAGGTCTTAAAGAAGATCTAAAATCACTCTTTGAGGAGAAGGTAAAAAAACTAGAAGAAAGAGTTGAAACCCTAGAAGGTTTAAGTCCATCAAGCAATCAGCAGCAAGATGTAAATAAATCAGCTAATGATCCTTGGGACTTTAATAATTAAAAATTTTTTATTCTCTATTTGACATTTACAATGAATATTACACAAAAAATTGCGAAAGCATTTAATGCAGAAGCTGGGAATTCTAAGCTTGTGCATCTGAACACTAAGCAGGCGGATTTGTTTATTGATTATATCCAAGACGAATCTGTCTTGCTTAAAAAAGTAAGAAAGGTAAAAATGAAGGAGCCAATTCAAGAAATTGCAAAAGTAAATATTGGAGAAGAGGTACTCTATCCTGCAGGAAGATCAGGAACAAAATTTACAGGGAAAGCGGTTGAAGCTGCTACTGATACCATCAGACTTGAATCCAAAAAAATGAGAGCCAAGGTCGTAATCCACGATGATGAATTGGAAGATAATATTGAGGGTCCAGAATTCAAAGAGCATCTAATGAGAATGCTTGCTAAGAGAGCAGGAAATCAGCTTGAGAAAACTGCTCTTTATGGAAGATTTATCGGAGCTACTCCTGCAACTGCAAATGTTATCTCTACTCTCAATCAAGTAGATGGTTTCCTCAAAAGGGCTGGGGTAATCGTGGATGCTGCAGATACCAATATGTTTGACAAAAGAAGCATTGATCTTGGTAAGCTCAAAAAGCTTAGAAAGTCTTTCAAAAATCAATACCGCTCAGGGTTGGAAATCTTTATGTCTGATGGACTAAAACTAGACTACTTGGAAAAATATCAAGCTTTGGCAGGCTATAATACCGTAAACCAAGCAGGATATGCAGGTAAAAACTTTATTGATATTCCATTGCTTAGAGAAGATAGACCAGTAGTAAAGGTTGGTGGAGCATCAACAAGTCTCTCAGCTGCAAATACTGCGGGGCAAAAGACAATTACTGTAGCAAGTGCAAATAATATTGAAGTAGGAGATGAATTGGTAATCGGTATCGGAACTCCTCTTGAGTGGGTGGGATCTGTAGCAAGCAAAAGTGGAAACACAATCACTTTTGATGCTTCAGTGCCTTATACTTATACTGGAAGCGAGAAAGTGCATGAATGTATCACTGATGGTACTGATGTGATTATGACCGATCCAAATAATCTTATCTGGGGAATTCAGAGAGACTTTACTTTGGAAATGGACAGAGATGCAGAGCTGGAAGCAAATATCTTCTATCTCTCAATCAGAACTGATTTCCAAGTAGAGAACGCAGAAGCTCTCGGAGTATTGACCAATGTACAATCACTCTAATTTGGAGTAAAAAAAAGAAGAAATCTGACTGAAAAATACGGTCAGATTTTTTTATTTTGACCTTGAGATTGAACAGTTTTTTGAATGTAAAGATAATATTAAAAGTTTTAAATTCATATTAAAGAATTATGCAAAGAATAGGGGTACTTAACGGGAATAGCATCACTTATGACCACGATATATCTGCTCTAGTAAGAGGATTGACCGACTGAGGGGTTATAGAATGAGGGCTAATTTCTGATAATAAAGTCCTTGCTCCGATTCAGGCTATCGTGTCAGCTCAAAGAAGTAACGGGCAAAAACTTTTACTTCACTTTGAGTCTGATGAGCAAATCCAACTCCCTACTTCATGAAGCTACAAAGTCTATATTGAAGTTGATCAATCAAAGATTGATGATGGACAAGCGAATGCAGAAAACGGAACAGGAATTGCAACTATCAAGACTGGAGAAAATCTGCCGAGTAAGAATGTTTTGCAAATTGCAAAGGTAACTAACGGACAAATAGAGCAAAGAACACTCATCCCAAAACTCCAATCCCTCTCCACCAGAACCTCAACCCTAGAGGAGAAGGTAAAAACATCAGAGACAAAGGTTGCCAAGCTAGAAGACAAGTGAACTCCACAGTACTTGGGGAAGTTTGTAGAAGTAGGAGAGGCTTATCAAGCAGGAGATGTTATGGTGGAAAAAAACTGAAGGCTGACTAAAGAGATTTATACTCAAAGAATTAACGGAGTAAATAATCTAGAAGTGCGTTCAAATAAGCATCTTCTCTGAGAATTAGCGATACCACAATGAGCTACAATTACAATACTCGTCAAAGGAATGGGAAATTCTTGGGACCGCTTTGCATGAAGATTTAGTATAGAACACAAGAGAACGGGGGGCGGACTTAGACCAGATATTAAGTATTTTGATCTCCCGCCTAAGGGACAAAAATCTAATGGATCCGTAGAATATTATGAAGATCAAGGGACTACACTTTGTTTTTATGTTTCTGGGGTGTCAGAAACTGTTTATGCAACAATTGAGAGTATTGAGGTAACTATCAATCGTAATAGTGGTCTGATGAAGTTCTATCCTCGTGAAGTAAAGGGCCCAGGAGAAAGAGTGGAATGTACAATAATGGGACTGCATAGTAACGGAGATCTTATCCAGCCTAAACCTGTAGAGATCGTACTGGGGAAAGAGATGTCAGGAACATTTACAACAACCCGAGAAGCTCCCAATAGTTGATACCTTGAACTGACTTATAGAACAGGATCAAGGCAAAGTCAATACTGATGGATCAATATCTGAGAAGTAGGGCTTAACACTTCTGAAGGTAATCGTAGCGAAAGAATTTTTGTAAAAAAATGACCTATCGTACTCAAATGATGAGGTCGTGAGGGTTACTCTATAAATACCTATCTCAAACTTGAGAAATTTACTTCTGTTATGTAATCAAAATGCAAAAAATACTAAAAGACTGACAAATCGTAGGATTCACCGACCTAGAACCAGTACTCGAGGAGGGCTTCACTGCTGAAGAAGCAACCCAAGAGGAATATGAATCTTGGGTAGAGGCGAATACGCCAAAGCCAATCCAGTACATCACGATTGAGTGTCCTTTGGAAGTGATGATCACCAAAGAGGACTTCAGATCGAAAGTCGCTTTTATCCAGCTGATCTATAGTCAGATGGAGACCATCACAAGGCATTGAGTTGTCTATATCTCGCATATAGACATCACGGATGTAAAGGACTTCTTACCCAAAGAAGAGTTTGAACTTTTCTCAAGCTATGGAGTAAAGTTCCCTGATGAGGTTAAGGCTTTATATGCTAAAAAGAAAAAGAATGAGAAAGCTGATTAAAAGTCTAGTTCTGTTCTTAATTGCCGGAGCTTTGAGCGTCGTTCTTTTACCGTTGGGGATACTCTGGACGATTGGAGAGATTCTTGTCAGGATTTTCACAAGCGAGCAAAAGAAATCAGCATTTGCAAAATCGATCTGATTTCTGACTGCTACCTTACATTCCCTAGCACTTGGACTGGATCAGATAGGGAATGCAGTCTGCAGGGATATGTTTAATAGGCTCTTGATTGAACAAGACGGCTACAAATTCGGAAAGGTACAGGAGACAATCAGTTCGGTACTCGGTAAGAACGAGAGAGACTGAACGCTTAGCCTTGGAGGACTCTTGCTGGTGATCGTACTAGATAGCATAGACAAGGATCACTGCAGAAACTCTATACAAGATTTTATTTCATAAATTTACCTAAAAATGAACGAACAAAGCTTCCGAGGGAAGAACTGGTCTTTAATCCTTACTATCTTTATCAACGCAATCGCACTCATTGCCTTCTTTGTTAAGATGGATGAGAGAATTGCTCGTTTAGAGGAACGAAGAAATGAGGTCAACCCCCAGAGGGTTACCCAAAAAGATATTATGCTCATCGAAGAGAAGATGAGACATATTGATTCAAAGATAACCGATATCAAGGATATGCTGAAAAAATAGTTTTATTTTTTATATAATTTATCATGGAAAATCTATTATTAGAGGCGGGAGGAGTGATGGGACTTACCTACTACCTCCTGAACTTAATCAAGCCCATCATTCCAGAGAGGGCTAAGCCCTATATTCCTTTACTCTCTGCACTCTTGGCTGGACTGATAAACATGGCAATCAAGCAGGAGAACTTGTTGGAGAACTTCTTTTCTGGAGTACTGATGGGACTCTCGACCTCAAAGGGTCACGATATCCAGAGAGACTTAAGCACCCCACCAGCTAAGCAGAAACCTACGAAAAAGGATACAAAAAATGAAGAAATGCTGAAACTGGTTGAAACAATGACAGCAACTCTAAAAAAATAGTTTTTATATTTTTATGCAGAAGATGAGACCATATAAGGATTTTGCAAAAAAGCGACTCGGGAAAAGAGTCGACTACGATGGCGCATACTGATTTCAGTGTGCAGACTTGGCTAAACTGTATATTGATGAAGGGCTAGAATTCGGGAAGATTGGAGCCCTCGGGAATGCCAAAGATATGCCTAACAACTCTTTTTTCTCCAGTTGGGAGAAGATCAAGGGGATGAACAATATAATGCAAGGAGATATTATCATAAGGAGCCAGGGGCCGTACGGACACGTTGCTATCGTGGATCACGTGCTGAACTGAAAAGTTTACGTTCTCGAACAGAATGGATCTGGGAAGAATTCAGGCTCAGGTTTAGGGGCGAATTCTATAAGAATTCAGCCTTACAATCTTAGTTTTTACGATACAGTGCTTAGATGTAAGAAAATCTTTGATAATCTCGTGCTCGAGAGGGAATTCGTAGCTAAAAAGATTGCAAGACTAGAAAAAGAATGAGGACAAGAAGCAGAGATAAGGAATACAAAGGAATATCTCGCCACAACGAGGTATATTGTTGAATAAGGTAGGGTCTGCTTAGATACCACGCACGGTCATAATGGCCGTGTTTTTTTTCGTATACAATTTAATTTTTTATACGATTTTTATACAAAAAAAAGAAACTAGAAAGTAAAAAACACTAGATAATAACTAGTGTTTCTTTTTTATATAAAAGGAGCTAGAAAGTTTATGGGAAATACTAAAAGCTAAGCAAAAATCACTTCTTTCTGCTCTGATTTCTTTTCTTTTTTAAGCAAGACTTTCTCAATTGTTTCGTCATCAAGTTTCGTAAGGTCTTCAAATCCGTATTCTTTGAGCTTTTCGTGGACTCTTTCGATTCTTTTTGCTTCTTCTTTTTTCGCAAGATCCAAGCTATAATGGATCTGCATATTCATCCGTACTTCAGCAGAAGTTCCAAACGCTTCTCCAATACGAACTGCAAGTGCAGGAGTCAAATTTTTCTTTCCTTTGATGATATTATTGAGTTCAGGTGCAGAAATTCCAATAATATCGGCAAATTGTCTTTGTGTCCATCCTCTCGCCTCTAATTCTTCTCAAATATCTTCTCCAGGGTGAAAAGCAAAAACAGGTTTAAACATTTTGCATTCAATAAGAAATAAAAGACAGATTCCCTACAGAGAGGGCAACCACTACCTGAGTTTCTCTCAATAGTGATTGCTTATCTGTAGAATATCAACGACCTGAATTTCTCAGTCTTTTGTGAATTCAATCTCCAATCTCCGCTGATCATTGAGTCTTATACTCCAATGATCATCAATCTTCTCTAAGTTGTAGCCTCTCACTTTCCATATTTCAGGGAAGGAAACGGTATTGCTCAAGAAGAAGATTGCTTTGCGGTAAGATTTGAGGATTGTGAAGTCAAGTTTTGCTCTTAAGACTTCTTTTCCATCTCCAAGATAAAGCAATTCAAGCCTTGATGTGCTAAAGTTTATCTGCATTGCTAGCATAATGAGATAAAAGCACAGAACAATCAGATTTCTCTTCTTGTTCGTTATGTAGTATACATAATTTTTATTAAAATGCAAGAGAAAATTATGTTTTTTATATAATTTTTTCTTGAAATAATTTGACCTTGAGATTGAACAGAAAAAACAGTGAGCTTACAATAAGAATTTTAGCTTTTTTATAGTAAGTATGGTAAATATCGGAGAGCTTGGAGTAGGACTAAAACTAGAAAATTGAAGCATAGAAAAACTTACGAGAGATATTCAGAATCAGATTAAGCAGTGAGGAGATATCGCTGGGGAAAAGCTAGGTAAAGGAATAGAAAAGGGGCTTGACCAAAAACAAGCTACAAACGAACTAGCCAAAGATATTGAGCAGAAAGTAGGGAATGCAGGAGAAAAAGCTGGGAACAAACTCCAACAATCCCTCTGAGGAGGACTCAAGGCACTCGTTGGATTAGGAGTAACAAAAGCTCTCAGTTCTGCAGCATGACGAGCCTATACTCTCGCTGGAAATCTCCAACAAGCGGATGTTGCTTTTACGACTATGCTCGGAGGTGCTGAAGCAGCAAAGAAAATGCTCCAAGATCTCTCTGATTTTGCTGCAAATACTCCTTTTGAGCTAACAGGAGTAAGGCAAACCGCTAAACAACTTCTTGCCTATGGAATAGAAGCTCACAAAATCATACCAACACTTAAGGCTCTTGGAGATGTATCAGCCTGATTGTCTGTTCCTATAGAACAAGTAGCCTACGCCTACGGGCAAGTAAAATCAGCAGGAAGGCTTGTAGGAAACGATCTTAAACAATTTATCAACGCAGGGGTTCCTATCATCCAAGAATTAGCGAAAAATATGGGTGTTGCTGAAAGTCAGATTAAAGATATGGTTTCTGCAGGTAAAATTTGATTTGCAGATGTAGAGAAGGCTTTCCAGACAATGTCTTCTGAGTGAGGAAAGTTCGCAAATCTTATGGAAAAACAGTCTGATACCATGATGGGGGCTTGGTCTAATCTCCAAGACTCTATTGATAGTCTAGGAGAGGCTATTGGGAGTCTCTTTACTGGGGAAGTTGGTGGGCTTTTTAAGTGGATGGCTTCTATTGTGGAAGCTGTTAAGGAATGGGCTGTTGCTCATCCTGTACTGACTAAAGCTCTAGTAACTTTTGTTGGTGTGGTTGGTGGATTGATAGGAATATTGACAGCATTGAGTGGGGTCGCAGCTGTAGTAGGTGTAGCGTTCTGAGCCGCAACACTCCCTATTTTAGCAGTAGTTGGAGCTTTGGGGGCTGTGGTTGCCATAGGAGTCTGAGTTAATGCAGCGATGAATAGTACAGAAAAAACAGTGGATACAGTAGGGAAAAGTTATAAAGAATTAAGTGATGCTATAAAAGAGAATGAACAAAAGCAAAAAGAACTACAAGAGAGATATGAAAAAGGAGAGGTTATTTTGTGAGGATATGAGGAAAGCATGAAAGATCTAGAATCAGAACACGATGCTTTAGTAGAGGCGCAAGACACTACCACAGTATCTTTGCAAGAACTTAAAGATGAAATGGAGAAAGTAAAAAACTCAAAAATGAGTGCTGAGGATAAAGTTGTGGAATTGGAGAGAATTAGAAAAAAGGCTATGGAAGCAGCTGAAGCATTAAAGAAGGCTAAGCAGAGACTTGACGAACTCTTAAAACAACAGAAAAAAGAGCAAAAAGAAGAAGCGCAATGACTGAGAACCGAATATTGAGCAGGAGGCGTTGTTTCTCAATTACCAATGCAAATAGGAATAGAGAAGGCTAATGTTAAAATGTTAGAAGGTTTATACTGAGGAACTGAAGAAAGTTTTAAGTCTTTAGGAGCTACAGCGAAAGAAACTGCAGATGAAATATCTGGTGTTAATAAAGAAATTTCTGGGTGAGGTGGAGGTTCATCATGAACCTCTAAAAAGGTCGACAAACTCAAAGAAACCATGGACTGACTCAAAAAGTCTCTCAGAGACGCTGAAGATGCGGATAAAAAGTATAGAGATTCAGCAGAAAAAACAGCAGAAGCAACAAGGAAATATTATGAAAAACTTGGAGATGAAATAAGGCAACTTAAAAACAAATACAATGAATTGACCAAAGAATTTGAAAAAACACAAAAAACTGACAAAGAAAGTTTTTTGAGGACTCAAGTTGAAAAAGCAAAGAGCTTAGAACAAGCCTTACTCAAGAGCAAATCAGCACTACAAGACATAAAAGCAGATGCAAACAAAAAAGATAGCAAACTGGATAGTACCGATATGGAGATATTGAATGGTACTGATCTCGAAGAAGCAAAAAAAAGACTCAAAAGCATCCAAGAGGAATTAACCAAAAGTACCACTGAATATGATAGAGAAAGACTCAAACAGAAAGAAAGTCTGATCGAAAAGCTCAAGGAACAGCTGGAAATTGAAAATAATCTCAAAGCTGTCAACGAAAGCATCGAGGGACTCGGACTTGATCAAGCAGTGCTAGATAGAGAAAAAAAGAGAGCTCAGATGGGAGAAGAGGCAAAGGCAATCTATGACTGGCAAGCAGGACAAAAGAAGAAGCAAGAAGAATTTGAAAAAAAGAAAAAAGAAATGGAGGATCAGCTAAAAATCTATAAACGATTTGAGGAACAGAAGTTTCTAAGCTCTGCAGAGGTAGCAAAAAGCTTGACTGAGGAAAATTTAGCACAATTTAGCGTACAGGAAAGAGAGTTGATATTGAAGCTGGGAAGAGAGAGAATAGAGCTCGAGAAACAGAAAGAAGAAAAAGTTGCGATGGAGGAAAGTTTGCATGCAAGGATTAATCAGCTTTCAGATACTACAACCAATCTCCAACTCAAGAATCTAGGGAAACTCAAAGCAGAATATAGAACGCTTATTGCCCAGATTGAGACTGCAATCAGAAAAAGAAATGAGCTTTGAGCATGAAAAATCCACACAAGAGGCTTTAGTATCGGAGGATTCACAGGGATCGGAGCAAATAGCGATATTGCAGGGGTTGTACATAAAAACGAGCGAGTCGCCCCAGCGTGGATGACTAATAAATTCGCCGACACCTTCAATCAGCTGGAAAAAATTAGATCAAGAGGATTCGCTCAAGGTGGCTTTACCAGTGATAACTCAAGGCATATCGAACAAAACAATACCATCACAGTAAAAAATGTCTTTGATATGGAGGAGTTTTTGGATAGGCAAAGATGGAAACTCAGATAAAGGGTGGGGGTAAATTATCTCCCCCTTTGAGATAAAAGAAATCAAAAATCAGATTTTAGATTGTGTTTTAAGCAAATGATAGGGAATTATTTTAGATACAAAGGACAAGATCTCAACCAAATCACTGCTGACTACGAGATCTGGAGTGAAGCAGAGCGAAGAAAGATCAACAGCTCAGACGAAAGTAGCAAAATCGATGGAAGACACGGTGTTAGACTATCTCCAACTTTTCAGAGGGGGAGGAAGATAGAGATAAAAGGTTTAATCCTCACGAATACGAGAGTCGGAGCAAGTAAAGCGATGGACTGGTTGGATAACCTTTTTGCCTTGCAAGATCAAGGAGGAAAGACGCAGTTTTTTCCTTTTGTGGTGGTAGACGAACAAAACAGAGAGCGAGAAATACTCGCAAAGATCAAAACTCCAATCGAATATGAAACTGATGAATATGACCATATTGATGGAGATGGTAGAAGCTGGAGAGTAACCCTTGAAGCTGAAGATGCAAGGCTGTTTAATAAGGAGGTAAAAGAACAGAAAGGAGCAGAAAGTGTATATTGAGGTTTTAAGCTCAGCGTAAAGCTTGGCAAAAAGATGGATGCCGTCAGCTCAGGAATTGTCTGTCAAGGAGAGGGAAATATGCAAGCTCCAATCCGTATGCATATCGCAGTCAAAAGTCAGATTTTAAGTCCTTTGAAGATTGCACGAGAGGGGAAGTTTTTTGCCTTGGATATAGACGCAAACAAGGGGGACGAAATCATCATCGATAGCAAGGAAAGAACCGTAACCAAAAACGGTGTCAATATCCTTGCAAAAAGGATGGCGTGAAGCCTGCGACCAACAGTGAAAGGAGAAACCGCTTTTGCAATTACTAGTAAAGGAGGTGGGCTTGCAAGTAAGGCTTTTGAAGTCAAAGTTTATTTTGCTAATGTGATGTTATAATGTTTACGGTTTATTTGTACGAAGGAGAAGAATGCATTGCTCAAATCCAAGATATTTTTGAGATCAACGCAGACCTCAAGCTCAATGGAAGTTCACAAGTCAAGATCACGCTCGACGCACAAAGTCCCTATATCCAAAAGGATTTGCTCAGAATGTGGAGAAGTATCAGGATCACCGAGCTCACAGAAGAGTGAGAAAAAGAGATGCTTGCTGGAGTAATCCGCTGAGTAGAAGCCAACTTTACACAAGTGGAAATTATCGCTGAGAGTCGACGAGTTCTCCTCGAAAAAAGGCTGGTAGATCAGAAACACAAATGGAACCAAGCCCCATTAGAAGAAGTCGTCAGAATACTTTTTGAAGAGCAAAACAGAAAAAGCCCCTTACCTTTCAATATAGAATGTGAGACAGGAAGTACAGTCAGCCTAGAAGTAGGAGAAAAAGCAGTCCTCAGTAGCGTGATCAATAGCATTATCAAAGAGGGGGTAGATGTGTTTTTGATCGGCGACACCCTCAAAATAGGGAAACATATCTGAGAAGATAGAACACAAGGAGCAAACTATAAAGAATTTCGCTATGATACCCAAGATCCTGAAGGAAACACGATCGACAAAGCCAAACTCGTCATCGATGCAAAAGAAATGAGTAATAAAGTTTGAGGACAAAGATCGGAGGAAAGTATCGCTCGCTATGGTCTCCTAGAAGAGAGTAAAAGCAATGAAGATGAAGTGACCTATCTCAAGGAACATAAAGAACAAGTGTCAGAATTTAATATCACGGTAGGAGAAGACTCATTTTATCAAGTAGAACTAGGGGATAAAGTCAAAGTCATCATAAAAGGGTACAACGAACTAATGCAATTTAATGGTGTCATGAAGATCGTAGGGAAAAAATACAGAAGTGGAGACCTTCCAACAATAGAATATACAGTATCAACCCAAAGAATACCGCAAGAGTGAGTGATCGGAACGATTAAGCAACTCAGCGAAAAAGTTAATCAAAAAACTATTACTACAAGTTGACCTCAAGTAGACCTCAGCTGATACGCTACTTCTTCAGCAGTTTCCTCAGCGATTCAATCACAAAATAAAAAAATAGAACAAAAAGCTGACTCAAGCTTCGTTCAGTGAGTGGCTCAAACGGCTCAAACTGCTTTGAACACCGCTAATCAAGCCAAGCAAACTGCAGAGAGCAAGGCGAATGCAAATCATAATCACGATGACCGTTACTACACAGAAAGTGAAATTGACAACAAGCTCTGAGGGAAAGCAGATATCAATCATACCCATAATTTCCCAACGAGCTTACCAGCATCTGATGTATACGAGCGAGCAAAGCAAGTCAACAAACCGACTTACACAATTTCAGAGATTCAAGGGCTACAAGAAGCTTTGGACAATAAAAGTTCTTCTGTAGCAAGTCTGGATAGGATAGACTTTAACTACACAACCAATCTTACACAAAAAAAATTTAGGATTGGATCAAGGTATCAACTCTCTAATATTCCTCATGATCAAGGGGGGCATCAGCTCCAAGTACTCTGGTGAGATCTTCAGCCCCAAGGAACAGGACATGATGGAGGATGGGGATTGATATTTTGACCAGATCAAAACCCTTATCTCCAAATGCAAGGAGAACACACTTATCTCGGAAGAACAGACTGATGGATCAAGACAAGAAATTGGATCAATCCTCCAAATCACATGGGGATGCATCGAGAAGCTAATACCGATCGAGCACAAATAGTATTCAACTCAAATAATAATGATGATACCACACTCGACTTTAAGCTCGGAGATGACGGAAGTGAGTGGTTTAGATTTATGTACATAGACACTTGGAGAGCTGCATTCAACTATGAATTAGCAACTTTTAAGCAGAAGTTCTTTGTACACTGACAAGTACAATACGGAGAATTTCCAAATATTAGCCTTGCGATCTGAGACTCAGACACCGGATTCAATCGAGAGTCTGACGGTGTGCTCTCCTATTTCTCCAACGGTTCAAAACTCCAAACGATCCATCAAAATGCCGTGCCAGTCGTCGCTGAAGATTTTGGGCGAAATGTCAAGATGAAAAAACTCACCCAAGCTCAATACGATGCTCTTGGAGCAGGGAGGCCAAACAATGTAATTTATTATATAACCGAATAAAACATGGAAATCAAAAAAAGTCTCAAGTCAGATTTCTTACCTTTTTCACTCTGATTTTGGAAACTCTCAGACTTGACCTACAATGCAATCACAGGGAAAGTGATCTTGACGCTCTGAGGTTACCTTGATGAGGAACATTATCAAAAAGACGGTACGAAAGCCTGTCTTGAAACCAAAAAAATCACTTTGGATACGCAAAAAGAACTCGTCCAAGTCCCTATTATGAGACCAAAACTCAAGAAAAATGGAGAAGCTGAGCTGGATCCTCTCGGTAAAGTGATCCTTGAGGAAACAGGAGAGACCCAAGAGCAACGAGCCAATCAAGATCGCTATATTGAGCTTGAAGCAATCAGTCAAGTACTGGATAAAATCAAGCAATTTTTAGAAAAGACCTTATAAAATGCCAATTCAACTAGGAGACAAAGCCCTCAAGTCGCTCTATATCTGAGATAAAAAAGTATCTGCAGTTTATATCTGAGATAAGAAAGTATGGCCGAGCATTAAGGATTTTACGGAAATTTTCTCTCAAGCTCGCAATAAGTCAATCAATAGAAGTGGATACTATCGAGCACGAGAATATGACCCATCTCAAGATCCTCGAGACAACTATATCAAGATCAGACCAGAAGGAAGTTGAAAGATCAAGCTCTGAATCATCCCTGCATACTCAAGAGCAGATCTTGATTATAGTGCTTTTACTACGCATATTGATTTTATGGTCGAAGTCGAGAGGATTGCAAATCCTCGACCTGCAGCTATCAACATAAGCAATCCAGGGAACAATATAACCGCGGGGCTCTTTGTCCGTTTCATGGGAGACTCAATCAGAGTTTCCTATGGAGGAAGTAATGAGATTGCGATCCCGATGAATCGAGAGGTTAAAGAACTCTTTGTATCAGTAGATTTTATCCTCCAAGGGAACAAAAGATACCTCAACGGTGGGAAACTGATTGCTGTCTATGGAGGTCAGACCTATACTGAGGTAGTCAATCCTCAGTCGGGGAACTATCCCATCAATAGATATGCAAGTAATACAAGACTTGAGATCTGAGCCTCATACGAGCCAAAAGGATATATCACAGTTAAACAAATTCATATATGGTAAAAAAATCTGACTCAATAGGTCAGATTTCTTTTAACATTCAACTCCTCTTATCTTCAGCTCTGCATACATCTCGTTAGTAAGAGATCTTAGTATATCCATTTTTTTGTAGAGGGTATCAAGTTTTCTTCTGTTCATAACTCCGAGAGAAGAGAAGTAGCTACCACCTCCAAGCTCTTGTTCTTTATCTTTCATTTTCTCGAATTTTTTCCATTCTTTTTGGAAAAGCTTTAGGAGATCTTTAGTGTTCATTTCTTTGAAGTTCATAGGTCATAATTAGTAAATAAATAACAACACTAGTAGCTTATCTATGTTAGTATTCTTTGCAAGTCTTTCTAGAGTTTGTTTAGTTCTTAATTGGACTTATTCAATTTTTGTAGTGTTGTATGTTTTTTTGGGATAAAAAAAGCCCTCTCAAAAGAGAGAGGGTTGTACCTGTACAGTGTTAGTGTACAGATTATGGGGTGGATTGCAAGGCTACTTGAAGAAGATCTTGTCATTTTCAAAGAATAAAAAATCTGACTTAGTCTTCTATTTTCTCCATCCCTCGAGGGTGAACTATTCTCCCCCTATTCTCAGGTTTCTCTCAGTCTGCAAGGTAGGCGGTCTTTGTGAGTTGCTTCTTGATAGTATAGGTATCCTGAAAGGGATAAGGAATACCAACTACAAGCTCTCGATCATCTATGTAGTCTTGGGTGTATCTTACTTTGTCTCAAGGGTTAAAATCTGATTTCATTCTTTTTCTAATCTACTAAAACAAAATCCTCAGCTACTCCAAACTTCTCTGCGATTTCTTTGCGAGTAAGAGAGGAACGGGGTTTGCGAGCATATCTCCAAACTTCTACATCATAAGACTCACCAAATTGGAATCTTTCATTACTTCCGCGTTCTACGACAACATAAGGATCTATAACATTTCAAGGTATTTTTAACAAGAAAATCCTCTTTTTTCGCCTTCAATCTTCATCACCTACCTCAATTTCTTCTCAATACTCAAAATCAGGTTCTTCTGGAACGAGTTCAAAATAATTCTCATGGATCAGTTTTTTATCTCAATCTATAGAAAGAAGATTATCCTCAATTTTTTCTATAACTCATCCTTGAATTAAAACAGGATTATGATCAGTCCAAATCCCATATATTTCTTTTATTCCTTTTTGTGTAAGTCTCACTTTATCTCCTACTTTGAATTTCATTCTATCACAATATTATCAACTAAAAACTGTGCCAGCTCCTTCTCTGGAATCAGTGCTGATTCTAGGAGTCGATATTCTGAATCTCAACAAAAGAATGATCAATCTGCACTAAGTCAATCAGGTCTCCAAGATGGGTTTAAGACTAGCTCATCTCATGTATGTTTGTGTAAAGCATTTGCACAAACAAATTGCCAAATCCCACTCTCTAGGCTTACGATACTCCTAATGTGCTTCCCTTCTGGGTTTATGTATCATTCAGAGTTATACACAAAAATCCTGGATACCCTTATTATAATTTTTTTGGATTTTTCTCCCCAAGGCTTCCATCCTCTCTGTATAAGAGAGTTAAGGAGGTTTTCTAATTCTTGCATTTTCTTTTTTTTAATTAAAGATAAAAGTCTAGTGCAAAGAGTTTTTTTGCAAGGATACCCTATTTTGAGGTATCCTTTTTTTCTTCATCCATTTTCTCAAGAGCATATTCAAGCATCTCTTCAAAGTATGTTCATCAGTTATAATACCTTAGATGATAGTCTAGAGTTCAATCTGCATTTTTTGTTATGATTGCAATATCTCATTCTTCATCAATATCACTACCATCAACTGAGTATAGCACTCAATTCAACACAACATACTTCCTACTATGCTCATCAAGGAATTTCTCAGTATAATTTTCATAATAACTCTCCAAGTTTCATGATACCTTTTCTTTGCACCATTCTTCTATACTTAAAGGAGAAGTTTGTATCGGAGTAAGTTTCCCTTTTTTGTGTTCTATTTGGCTCATTGTTTTATATAAAAAAGAAATAAAAGTCTGATTTATGATTTTTTGCATCTTGTAATTGTAAACTCCAGTTCTCAATTTAATTTGATATCCAATGTATCCGCACCTCAATCAAGTAAATAGTTTGCACAATTGGCTATTAGTCATAATATTTGTTCTCTCGTTAGAGTTTCTTTCTCCAGAAACTCAGTTCATTTCTTATTGAGTTTTCAAATATGAATACCTGCGATTCATCTTCATATTCAGTATTTCTTCATCTTATTTTGCAATTAAAGAATAAATAAAATCTATACACTCATCTGATTGCTCATCGATTAGTGCTCTTTTCCTAGTCCAAAGGTTTAATAACCTTTTTATGTCATACTCCTGAAAAGCAGAATAGCTCTTAAGATCATATGGATCAATCTCTCAAACCTTATAATCATTATTGTTTGTTCTATATCGATCTAATACATCTCCAATCATCACTGGATGACCAATGATTTCTTTTATACTATAACACCTTGAATTTACACCATCTTCAACCACAATAGTATTGTGAATGCTTCAATCTTCTCCTTTGTAAGAATCTAAAAATCAAACATTCTTTTTGTCTATTATTGTATAAATTCACTTGTCGAATCTTACCATACAACCTAAGCTCAGCTCTTTATTCGCCATCTCTTTATAGATGGCTTCTAGTTTTTCTTCTCTGGTCATGTTTTATAAACTACAAATTAAAAACTTATTAACTCTGGATTCTCATAGATATTTCCAATCACTTCTGATACAAATTCTAACGATATCCAATCATCTACAGATTGGATCTCCTTACTCCTGACTGCTATAAAAGAAGCCATATCACTATTATATCTAACCTCTCGGATATCTCATTGAGATCTAATAACATCTCATCTATATATCTCTTTTCCGTTTATATCGTATACTCCAGTGGATTGCATAAGTTCAATATCTCAACTCTCAACCGCACGATTCAATACTCATCCTTCTAGGGTGATTCAAGCTTTGGGGAATACTCTTAGTTCTTTTGGAGCCTCTGTTCGGATCAATCAACAGACATCAAACATCTTTTGATCTGGCTTAAATCGAACTCTGTATTTAATATCATTCATATCTACTTTAAAATAGAAATTAAAAAATCGATTGGACTGTCTTCGACTGAGAGTGTAGCTATTATCACTTCTGCATCAGAATAAAGCTCTCATCATCCAGCATACAATAATGGGAAATCTGATCTATACCTTGCCCTATCGAATTCTACTTTGTTCTGATCTACCAACCACTGGATGAATCAGAATTTTTTACCAGTTATCGTTTCTGGCGACAATTCTTTATGATAAATTCAAGGTATTATGCGGAATACATTGTATTCTTCATCATAATCAATAAATTCAAATGACCCTAATTTCATATACTCATTGAGTAGTTTTAGTAGTTTTTCCATATCGTAATAATAAATTAAATAAAACTGATTTAATCTAATATTTTATATCCTTTTGTTGTTTGTTTGATTTTTTTGAAAAAAATTTCTTTATCTAAGTGATATATTCCTTCTCCTTTTCGGAATTTCTCATTAAATCAAGTAAGATCACGGACAAATATATCATCTATTATCTTACTTTTTTTAGCTATTCTTAGCCCTTTTAGGGCTATATATAAAGCCAATTCATTAGGAATTTTTTCTGGGACTGGAAAGCAGAAATAATAATAAGCGGCTCAAAAAGTAAGCAGATCATTACTAGCCCACGATACAATACAATTGAGATGTCCCTTGAATGCTGGGGCTGTATCGTTTGAATATTCTATGGTTAATGGTTTCATCTTATATAATGCATCTAAAATCCAAGGAAGGCTGGCTCTGCCCCAGCGAGCAAGGGACTCATCTATCCTATGTGGAGACCGTTGTCAATTCTTTATTCCCTTGTGCTTCCTTGATACTCCCTTAAAAAAAGGGAGAAAATTCTGAATTTAAGAGTGTTTTTCAATTCTTTTTTTTAGGATCTCTAGATAAAGATCCATAGCATAACTTTGAGCTAACAAAAGTGCACAGTCCTCTTTATCTAACTCATCTTTCTGAGAAGCTAAGAAAATTTTGAGTCTTACGATTTTTTCAGATAATTCTTCTTGTTCTTTCTTTGCTCTTTCTAATCGTTCCATAGTGATACAAAATAATAAATAAAAATACTTTGATAATCCCTGCTAAAACAGGGGCTTGCAGATCACAGCTGATCCGAAACACTATTTGAGTCTTATAACTCAACTAATTTGCACAGTAGCTTTTTATAAAGAGCTACCGTCTTCATCTGATAGTCGTTGTCTTTCTTTTGCCTTTGATTTCTTGCGATACAAAGCTCCATCTGATTTTTATAATCGTCTCTTTGTATCGTGAAGTTTTCAACTTTTCTTCTCAATTTTTCTATGAGTGCGTCTTTTCTAAGTAGCATTTTCACAAGTTCTGGATGGCTGAGTTGTTCATAGAATCCTCTTTTTCTAATCTTTTCTCCTATTTCATTGTTTACAATTATTATTCTTTCGTCCATTATTCACTAATAAAAAGGTAAAAAAGTTTGGCGACTTGCCACTCCACAGGGACAGGAGAACAAGCTGGAGTAAATTCAGATTTCAGCTCGCTCTTTTGTCCCTGTGAGAGCATATTAAATAATAAACAGAGGTCATCTTTCCAAAATATCAATTTCCTCTTTCTTTTTACTCTTTTTTGGACTGGCTTTCTTCTCTAGGTCCTTGTCATAGAGAGATACCTTCATATTGATCCAGTCATACATAAGTTGTTGTTTGGAGAATCTTCATCGTTCTAGGCACTTTTCTCTTCCGCTCTTAAAAACTTTGAATACTTGACATTCTACTTGTCATAGGATTTTGAATTTGTAGATGTATCCATCAAATTTTGGATGTTCTACTGCTATTTCTGTTTGTTCCATAAGCTTAAATCCGAATTAAAACTTCTTCCTTATCTCCCAAATCACAGCCCCTAGCCGAAGTAGAACTCCAACTAGGAGAATAAAGTTATCTATTGCCATTACTCAGCTTTAAGAGCTAAAGTTCAATCCTCAATCGTAATTTCATCGTATCCAGTAGAATATACTGTTTCCAAAAAGCACTGAGCTTGATTGGATTCTATCTTCTCCCTTACTCTCTCAAGAGTGTTAGGATCAAGAGCATTTGCGTTCTCTATTGTGATAATCTTGATCTCATTTGGTCAAGAAAGGCAAATATCAACTCAAATCTCCAACTGCTGAGCAGTGTTGAGTTCATCAAGAGGAATCCAATTCTCATTCACTTCTACATACATTACTCCTTCTTCAAGTTTGAGTTTATAACTGAGGTTGAGGTCTTTGATGAGATCATTTTGGAGTTGTTCAATCTCAAGAACGGCATCATCAAGCTCTTTCCACTGCACTTGAAGCTGATTTTTAGCTTCTACCTGTTTTTCGTAAAGCTCTTTTTGGGCTTTGAGCTGAGCATTTTTTGCTACAGTCTCATTGTGGGTATTGAGCTGTTCGAGAATTGCAGTAGTATCAATTTTCTCTGAAGTTTGGAATTGATCTTGGAGATCTGCGATTTGATCAATCACTTTATCTAAATATTCAGATTTTTCTTGTTCCTGTTTTTCTAGATCAAGCTTTTTTGCTTTAAGAGCTTCGATTTGTCTATCAATACTCTCTGACTGATTTCTTAAGTTTTCAAGTTCTTTTTGACAAGATTCTTTAACACTCAATCCTTTGTCAATTCTGCTCTGAAGCTCAAAGATTGCTTGATTTTTACTTTCTGCTTCTTTGAGCTGGAGCTGAAGCACTGCAACATCCATATCTGATTCTTCAAGGTGTTCGAAGGTTGAAATATCCGTCTTGTCGAGCTCTTCCTTTTTAGCCAACAAAGAGCGGTGGAGGTTTGTCCTCTCTGCGTATTTAACTTCTCTTTGTTTTTCAAGCTCATCATATTCGAGCTTTTTCCCTTGCGTTTCTAAGAGATATTTAATTTTTTCTTTGTTGTGAAGATTGATGAATTTTTGAGGATCTCAGATAGTTCACTTGAAGACTCCATCTAGCCAAGCTTGAGGTTTAGCTACAAGTTCTCCATTATGTTCAACAATAAGCTTTCCATTTTCTCCAACGATTCTTTTGATCACGAAATCTTCAAATTTAACTTCGATTTCTCCTTTTTCTTCTCCAATTCTCACCTTAGAATTGACTCACTTATCTGCTTTGATTGCGGATTTAATTGCTTCGATAAAGCTTGTTTTCCCAGCTCCATTTTTTCCAAAAACGGCTACAAAACGGCTGAGATTGCTGACTTCAAGTTCCTTAATTCCCTTGAAGTTTTTTACAGCAATATATTCAATTTTTTGGCTCATAGTAATTGATAATTAGCAAATAAAAGCAGGTTCTATCAGTCTGAATTCCTTTTGGATTGCTGAATCTAGGATAGGATAATACCTCTCATTCAAAAGTTCTCCTCTGGAATTTCTCTCCTCAGCTTCTCCAAAGTCTCAGCTCTGATGACAAGCAATCAACTCATCGAGAGCAGGAAAGAGTATTGAGCTGGCAATTCTTTTGAGAGTATCTTTATGGTAAAAGTAAGCCTCGTAAGCATAGTTCCCACTCGTCTTCACACAATCCAAAATTCCATCAAACCACTCTCCATACTGAATATAACACAAGACTGCATAGAATGAGAGCTGGAATCCATACTGATATTCATCTGAATTGATCAAGCTATATTCCATCTGCGACATATCAATCATAGGACGGTATTCAATATCTTTACTCGTCTTGAGGTCTCTGATTTTTTTGTTCTCAAGGTCGAGTCTATCCATCTTTGCCTTCAGTTTGAATCCTTTGTATTCCACGATGATTTCCTTTTGGTTCTCAGTTTTTCCGAAGAAATCAAAGAGTGGTTGTCTCTTGAGTTCAGCTTCAATGCCTTTCACCATATCAACTTCTCAGTCAGTCAAGACTTGCTTATTCCCTACGAGCTTTGCTTTAAGACCATCAACCTTGTCAGATTTCTCTACAGGGATATTCTGTTCAAGACACTGTCTGATAAGATCATCTTTTTTTGTCCCTTCAAGGATTGCATAGTCTTGAGCAAATTGCTGAGGAGTGAGGATATAGCTATCTACAATCGTTCCATTCTCTAGGCTCTTACTCTCCTTGAGAAAAGAAGTATCTACCTCATCTACATAGACTTTTTTGTAAGCTTCTTTGCTTTTCATAAAGAGCTTAATTTTTGAGGCGGTAATATAGCCTCTGTTATCTTCAACGTATCACATGATTTTTAATACTTAAAGGTTAAAATTATTCTGTTTTTTCAGCTTCTGATTGATACTCAGTAGCTGTATTCTGATTCACTTCATTCGTTGCGGTCATTCCCTTCATCTGTTCATCAAGATCAACTGAAATGATCTCATTTTGATCATTGTCTGGGTATTCTACCGCATCAAAATTTTCATCTTGGAGAACTCCTTGATCTGCGATAACTGCTTTTTGCATTTCTACACTCAAAGGGGCAAATTTAGAGAGGAGGAGCTTGATCACAGTCTTGGTTGCCATTTCATCAAACTTGTCTTTCCAAAGTCAGGTTTGGCTCTTCTTGAACTGAGCTGAGTAATTATTTGCGTGTCTCTCAATCTCGGCTTTGGTCATATATAGAGTCTTCTCAAATCAATTCAAAAGCTTGAAGTAGGAAGCATAACCGATCACTATATCAGTTTTTTTTGCCTTCCAATCGAATACATAGCCAGTCAAAGGATTCTCTTCTACGAGTTGCCCCTCATACACTGGAGTTGCTGAGATCGTGAGGAATTGTCACGATCTGAGTGCAAGCTGAATAAATCCTTTGTATCCCATTTGGAATTGTGCTTGCCCCTTGTATGGTACGATATAAGCAAATCCTAAGTTCTGATTGATCGGAAGATCAAGTGTAGCTGAGGTAAGTGCAGCCATATACACGGTCTTTGGATCTGCATTTGCAAGCGAGCTATTTTGACTTACTACGGACAAAACCGAAGTCAAAAACGAACTTGCTCTTTTCCCCAGCAATTCTTGGAATTTTTGCACGACATCTTCTCTCTGAAAGAAGTCTTTAGTTGCTAATTGTGTTGTTGTCATAATTATTGAATGAAAAGTGATAAAAGATATTCCTTTGCTCGTTCCTCAAATTTCTGTTCTCTAAGCACAGCTTCATAATTTGCAAAAGTCTCGTTTTCATCGAACTTTATTCGCAAATTATCTCTGAATACATCTAGGAGATTGCTTAAAGCTTCTTCATCAATTTCTCCATAAGCATTTTTGAGTTTCGCAAGGTTAGCTAAGATGAAATCGTTACTATTGAACATTTGGGTTTATTTTATTAGTTAAATTTCTCCTTATTTCTTCTAGCTTCCTTTTTCTCTCTGCTTTTTCTTCTTCGGTAAGAGGCTTGGGAGCTGAGGGAGTAGGAGATGATGGAACAGGAACTGAGCTAAAAAGCATTCTTTGTGCCTGTTTCTCCTTGTCGAAGTGGGTAAATTTTTTGACGATTGCCTCTTCTTCTCCTCAGAAATCATTGAAACGATCCAAAAATTGACTTAGATCTCGTTCCCAAAATTTCCAAAAGAAGCAGGATTCAGCTTTTTTTTCTTGCACAAGATTTTTTAAGGATTGGAATTTTTGAGCTCTCAGTGCAAATTCTTCAATCGGAAGATTTTGTGTAGCAATGATTTTGTCTTTGATCGCCTTGTTCAAAAAATCTTGTCTGCCTGTTATCTCATTTCGCTTAATGATCAAAAATGATCATCTTTTTTCTGCATCACGAGATTTGGAAATAAATTCAATTTTATTAAAAGAATTTGGTGTGAGTGCATTATTACACACACTATTATTTTCTGTTGTAATCTCTGTTGTAATCTCTGTTCATATATCGAACGTCAATTCTGACTTTACCGATGGTCAATTTTGACTCTCCCTATTGTCAGATTTGACTTTCCCTATTGTCAATTCTGACT